AAACTTGTTTTGCCTGTATTAGGACGGGCGGCACCAACAATTATCTGTCCATGATTCACGCCGGGAATTAAAGCAGCAACTGTAGGTATATTAAACTTCCACCTAAACTTCAGGTCATTTTTCTTGAGTAAAGAATCAATGTCCATGTTTTCAAAATACACTTTCAGGGCTGGCATAAAGTCTTCTTCTCTTCGGTCTACAAACTCAACAATCTTGTGTAGTGAAGTTACTTCACCATTAGACATCTTGAACGCCAAGTCCATCAATTCATTTGCGGCATCCTCTCTGTTCAACTCTCGCAATACATTTTGTGCTACATCTACATTTAATAGTTCGACAGCATCAATTTTACGAAAGATGGTCTGGTACGATTCTTTTTGTGCTGTAGTCAAGGTAGGATTTTGTGAAAAGAACAGGGCTTCTATATCTGCAGGGCCAAGTTCATTCTCGTAGTCAATCATTGCTTGATCTATGACACTTTTAATAGACCTAGTTTCCTTACTTCTAAATATTTTCTCCTTTGCTAAATTCCTATTATTTTTATAGAACTCCCTGTCCATCAGTGTGCGTAGTAAAGCCAATTCCATTGCATTCTCCTATCCTATTTTGAATGTTCACTATATCATTTTTTCTCGCATACTTCAAGTCATCTTCTAACTTCACAGCAAAAACATTTTCTGAACCAAGTTGCGCCCGTATTGTAGAAGTGAATTGTAGTGTCTTCTTAGCAGCGTCAGGATCAAGGGCCACAAGAACCATACTAAAATCCTTCAACTGCTCTATGTGTTCAGGCAATAATGAAGTACCTAACAGGGCAACTCCCACACAATTTTTTACTACCTTAGATATCCTAGCAGCAGATATGCAATCCTCTACCACTACTGCCACAGTACCCTCACCTACCGTGTAAGCATATGAACTAGTACCGTAGCGTTTCCACTTAGGCTTATTATATTTATTTCTGGCCCGTCCTGTAGCGTCTACAATCTTTTGGTTATGTACTACAGGAAACACAACCCTGTCTTCTTTCACATCATACAGTAGCTCTGTATCTACAATAAAATTAGCCCTTGCCCAATCTTCTATTTCCTTTCGTTTTGGCACTACATAATCAGGTAAAACAAATGGACCCTGCTTTGCGGGGGTTTTTTTTCGTTGTAGAGCATCTTGAACAGTGACAAAAGTATTTTTTGTTCCAGATAATCCACAACCTGCCTTGTAACAGTTATAAAGAATGCCGTCCAATGTTCTGGAAACAGTGAATGTGTTTCTTCCGTTGCAAATAGGACAGTCTCCTCTATGCCTATCGTCTAGTTGTAAGTCTAGTTCATTTATGTATGTATGTATGCTGCTCACCGTTGTCCCTTTCTAAAATAGACAGCAATTTTTTTCTTATCTTATCCCTATAAGAATAATCAAAGCCGTCATTAATATTAGGCCATGCTGCAGTAGAAATTTCAGTATCAATTTTTTTTAATTTTTCATACAGTTCATTAAATTCTTTCTTTGCCTGTTCATTCATCCTTAAACTCAATCTCATTTAAAAGTTCTTCTGTAGTCATAAGACTACGTTTAAATTGTTGCCATTCATTACTTTCTTCCATACTAAATTGCCGCTTGTTGGCAGCATTCCGGGCCTGCTCTGTGTTAATGCATACATAAGGCATCAAACTCTCTCTACTCTTGTGTCCACTGTAAGCCATGATCTCTGTATCGGTAGCCCCGTGGTTAGCAAGGTCTGTAAGTACTGTTCTGCGAATATCCCTCAACTGTAAACGGGATGGCAACTTAGCTGCAACCATTATTTTTCTAAAGGTACGAGATATGTTATGCTCACTGTATGGCTCAAGCGTAATAGGATTTGGTACGACCCAATTCTGAAAGTCGTACACTTCTTTCTGTTCTTTTAACATTTGCACAAGAGCATCCGACATGGGTATGCCTGCTATGCGCTCATTAGTTTTTAGTATCACCTCTCTGGTATACAGACTATCCGTAAGGTTGTAGTTTTCCCATTCAGACAGCCTTATATCCTCTATACGTTGACCCAACTCCACATTGATACGCACCAGAAGACCTATGTTACGCCACTTAGATACACCAAATGCAGTATTAAGAAAAGTAGTAAAGTCTTTTGTATTCCACACAGTATTTCTAGGTGCAGGCTTACCCCTTTCTACAAAGCACCACGGATTCTTTTCTAGCAAGTCATATTTCATAAGCACATTCCATACACGGGTGACAATCTGGAGTGTATAATTTGCAAATCGAATGCCCTTACCGTTGCCAACACTCTCAACCAACTGCCAGTAAATGTGTTGGCACTTAGCTACTGTTAAATCTCCTATTTCGATGTTCTTAACAGTAACACCCTCTAACTGTAGATCACACAACCTTCGTAATTGATATGCATATTGATCACGGGTTTTGTCCGCTCGTATCTTGGTCTTGAACTCCGGGGTTTGTGTATATCTTTCTATAACGTCTGCGACTTTGGCGTTTTGCAACTTCATCGGGATCATTCCTTTTCAAATAGAGGTTATGTGCAGCCTTAATTTCATTCCAAGCTTTCAATTTGAATTTCTTAATTACCTTTCCTTCTTTTTTATCTGGATCACCAGTATGATTGGTCAAGGTGGCCCACTTACGTCCTTCCTTAACATATACAGTTCTTGATCCGCTACCTATTCTAGGTGCATCATTATTCAGAACTATATCATACCGTGTTCCATACCTTTCTTGTTTAATTTTATCCCACGCTTTCCACTTGTCTTTTACTGGCGACAAGTCTGGTTGAATAATTTTTCTGGGCCTGCCCCTCTTCTTGTGACGGCGTAAGAAGGCCGGTATCTCCAAGGTATCGTATTCCATGATGATTTATATCCTCATATGCTACGGTGATTTCATCACCAGCGGTAATTTTAGCACACTGCAATAAGCATCTAATCTTAACAATTATGCCTGTCCTATGATTGTCCTTAGTTCCTAACAGATATCTATCTAACTGGAAGTCAGCTATGGCTCCATCTGTTTTAACTATAACTTCACTTTCTTGTATGACACAGGTTGGTGTATCACTATGATTAAGAAAGGCACCAACTGCCGTTCTCAGCCAACCCAGATAAGGATGGTGTATATGGCACACAGCAGTAGGAAAGAAAATTATTTCCTGTCGAGCAAATAAACCAAGACCATCCTTATCTGATTCTCGTATAGTAAACTCTTCTGGTAAAGCTCTCATAGCAGCTCCTCTACCAGCCTAACATCAATCGTGTTTCTTCTGGAACCATATCCATACTGAAGGGAGGATCAAAGGTTGTGATGATATTAATGGATTCAACATTCTCCACCTCACAAGCTTTATGGATAGCATGAATAATCTCATCTGCATACGGACACCATGCACTTGTTAGTGTATGTGTTAGTTCGACTGCTCCTTCCTTTTCATCTGTATCTATAGTATAAATCAACCCAAGTTCATAGATATTAACTCCAGACATTTCTGGATCATACACATTCTTTAGATTATTTATTATATGTTGTTTATCAATAGGAAGTGTTACGTCCTTTTCCCTTTCTACTTTTTTTCTAAGCAACTTTAATTTTTCATATGGTGTCATCTACCTTCTCCTTATTTTTACCAGATAGATACCTTTGTCGATCACGGGCATGTTTAACTGCTCTGTTTTTACCAGATAAATACTTCGGTTCACTGGTCTTGTTCAACCATTCTTTAAATTTCTGTATCATTATTTTTAAAAAGATCATTTGCGTTCATCCTTTTTTATCCATGTGCAACAATCAAAACTAAATAGAGGTTCTGTTGTATATGGTCGCCAAGTAATTGCTACCCAATACAATAAAATAATACAAATAAAAGATATGATTGTTACTTTTAAAATATTGCTCCTCCTTCATTATCAAGTGTATCTTGAGCATGGTCCTCTTCACGTACCTCTTTTTCAATATTCTCTTTAGCCATACTTCCATATAAGTATCTTGATACTCCTAATAAATTTGCAC